ATCGATTGGGATATTGGTTTTGATTGGGATGCTTCATAATTATGCTCACTTTACAATGGATAAGGATGCAGATGCTTATGTGAGACAGTGGTGTAGATCATCAGCAGAAAATAAAAAGACCTGCATCCGCTATGGTGGAAACATGGACTACTAATCAACCTATATAATTTACAACCAAAGAGACCTTAGGGTCTCTTTTTGTTTGGAGTCTGCATGAATTTTCTTGACTATGTAAGTCTATATGACATTGAAGATGATGATTTTTGTGACTCTGTAATTTCTGAGTACTCTACTTGGGAGTGGGAGTCACATCAGTGGGGTCATGAACATGATGAGCATTACCATTCTGAAAACGATTCTATAGAAAATCTCTTTCCTCCAAAAGAAAGTAATCTACTTTATGATCTTTGTGATAAAGTTTTTAGTGATTATTCTAAGAAATATGATATAGGATTGGTAAATTTCGCAGTACCCAAATATGCTAGGTACAAAGAAGGAACCAATCTTCGTGTTCACTACGATCATGCCAAAGATTTATTTGATGGCAAAGAGAGAGGAATTCCTATTTGTACTTTGGTTGGATTGCTGAATGATGATTTTGAAGGTGGTGATTTTTATCTTCGGCATGAAGATATGGAATTGGAAAAGGGGCATGTATTAGTATTCCCCTCCATCTTTTTATATCCGCATGAAGTAAAAACGGTCACTAAGGGTGTCCGTAACTCATTTGTATCTTGGGCATGGTAACATGAATCTATACTTCAATTTAAAACCAAATAATTATAATGGAGAATCAGATCTCCTAACATTGGACTTGCCAGAAAATTATATCGATGATATAATGAAATATGTACGTCCTATTGCTGAAGAAAGCAAAATTTCAGAAACTAAAATTCTGAAAGAAATCATCAAAGAATCTGTACTAGAAATCTCAAGGAGAAATTATGAGCGTAAGAATCGTAAGAACAAGAAGCGGTGAAGATATCATTTCTGATATCTATGAAGTGACTCCTCCTACTCCAGAAGGAGCAGAAGAAACTAAAGACCCTATCGCATATCAACTGCGATATCCATATAGCATCTATACTGATAGTGAAGAGCAACCAAATATTGAAGTCTCTGTTTCTTCAGAAGATTCTAGTATTACTAAACAGAGTGAACCTAAGGTAGTAATGGAACCATGGGCTCCCCTCAGTAAAAGTGAATATCTTTTCTTTCGACTAGATGAAGTAGTTGCTGCATATGAAACATATGATGCAGTTGTAGAACAATACAACAACTTGATTGAGGCACAAAAGAATGGTTAATGAATCGTATGTATCACCTGTAAGTGATATTGAGGAACCTCCCGAACCGAGTACAGAGAATATTAAAGTCTTGTTGCTTAAGGATAGACCTGAATATATCATTGGTAATGTACTGGAACTAGATGAAGAACCTAGTATCCTTATTGAAAAATGTTTCAGTATTTCTGGAGATGATACGTTGTCTCCTTTCCCTCTGTATACAGACCAACGAGATTTGTTCTTGACAAGCGAGGGAGTTTTTACTATAGTGGATCCGACAGAGAAATTATTGGAGACTTATAGGTCCGCATGAGTCAGTTCTACACTAACGTTCAGTTAGCTGGAAATACAATACTTTATCGTGGGTACGAAGACGGTCAGCAAGTACAGTCTCGTGCCCATTTTAGTCCGACCTTATATGTCTTATCTAAAAAAGATGAAGTTACTAAGACTTTAGAAGGCAAGAACGTCCGTGCTGTGAAGTTTGATTCTTCCCGAGAGGCAAGAGGATTCATTGAACAGTATGACGGAGTTGAAGGGTTTGAAGTGCATGGATACGAGAGATTTGTATACCAATATATTCGCCAAGAATTTCCTGGTGAAGTGCAGTATAACATCAATCAGATGAAAATCTATGCATTGGATATTGAGGTCCAGTGTGAGAATGGATTTCCTAATGTTCAAGAAGCAGCAGAAGAAATGCTGTCTATCACCATTAAAGATATGGTGACAAAGAAATACTATAGTTGGGCAACTCGTGAGTTTGAAGCACCCGAAGGAGTTGAAACTCATATCTTCTGGACAGAGCATGAAATGCTCAATCACTTTATTGGTTGGTGGGTGCAAAATACACCTGACATCTTAACAGGTTGGAATGTTAATTTATACGATGTTCCATATATCGCACGGCGAGTCAATCGTGTGCTAGGTGAGAAATGGATGAAGAGTTTATCCCCATGGAATCGTGCTAATGAAAGAGAAGTTTTTGTCCAGGGACGCAAAAATATTGCTTATGACATATCTGGTGTCAATATTCTTGACTATCTCGATCTTTATCGTAAGTTTACTTACAGTAATCAAGAGTCCTATCGCTTAGACCATATCGCTTTCGTTGAATTGGGTCAACGAAAAGTAGATCACTCTGAGTATGAGAACTTCAAAGACTTCTACACTAGTGATTGGCAGAAGTTTATGGAGTACAACATCCAAGACGTTGAGTTGATTGACCGACTGGAAGATAAGATGAAGTTGCTTGAACTTGCCATCACTATGGCCTATGATGCTAAGGTGAACTTTGAAGATGTTTACAGTCAGGTCCGTATGTGGGACACCATGATATACAACTATCTGACTGATAAAAACATCGTAGTTCCTCCACGTAATTTTGGTGCTAAGAAAGATGAGAAGTATGCAGGAGCCTATGTCAAGGAACCGATTCCAGGAAAGTATGATTGGGTTGTGTCTTTTGACCTTAACTCTCTCTACCCTCATCTTATCATGCAGTATAATATCTCACCCGAAACACTTGTTGAATCTAGACACCCATCGGCTACAGTTGATAAGATACTTGGGCAGACGCTAGATATTAAAGGGGACTACTGTGTATGTGCTAATGGTGCTCAGTACCGTAAAGATATACTTGGGTTCCTACCAGAAATGATGCAGAAGATTTACGATGAACGGACCATATACAAGAAGAGAATGCTTAAGTCTAAGCAAGCTCTTGAACATGCCACCACATCTACAGAGACCACATCATTACAAAAGGATATTTCAAAATTCAACAATATCCAAATGGCAAGAAAGATCCAACTTAACAGCGCCTATGGTGCCATCGGTAACCAATACTTCCGATACTACAATCTGGCAAATGCTGAAGCGATTACCCTCTCGGGTCAAGTCTCGATTAGATGGATTGAAAACAAAGTAAATGATTACTTAAACAAACTACTTAAAACAAAGGACCACGATTATGTCATCGCTTCTGATACTGATAGCATTTACATCTGTCTCGATTTACTTGTCCGTTCTGTATTTCCTTCACAAGATGTTCGTACAGAGAGGATTGTCAGCTTCCTCGACACTGCTTGCAAAGAACGAATCGAACCATTCATTGAAAAATCGTATCAAGAACTAGCAAACTATGTTGGTGCTTATGACCAGAAGATGGTCATGAAGCGAGAGAATATTGCCAACAAAGGTATCTGGACTGCCAAGAAGAGATACATTCTTAATGTGTGGGATAGTGAGGGTGTTCGTTATGAGAAACCTAAACTAAAAATCATGGGTTTAGAAGCAGTCAAGTCTTCTACTCCTGCTGCATGTCGTGCTGCTATTAAAGAATGTATGATTGTTATTGTGAATAAAGATGAAGAGGCAGCACAAAAATTTATTGCAGACTTTAAGGATAAATTTTCATCGTTACCAGTTGAAGATATATCATTTCCCCGAGGATGCAACAATCTAAATAAGTGGTCGAACCCTTCGACTCTGTATAGTAAAGGTACACCGATACACGTTAGAGGAGCACTACTATACAACTTCCATAACAAGAAAAACAAACTGACACATAAGTATCCTTTGATTCAAGACGGGGAAAAGATTAAATTTGTCTACCTAAAGACACCAAATAAAATTGGAGAAAATGTAATCAGTTACTTGAACACATTTCCTAAAGAGTTTGGACTTGACAAACATGTGGACTATGACTTACAATTCTCAAAGTCATTCCTAGACCCTATCAAAGTTATTATGGATACCATTGGTTGGAAACCAGAAAAAATTGCATCGTTGGAGTTTTTATTCGGATGAAAACAAAATTTATTGTTTCATATCAAAAGGCATTTGGTGCTGGTGCATCTAGAGAAGAAAAACTATTTGATGATTTGAAAGATGCACAATGGTTTGAACGTGCCATGAAACGTTCACAACATATCACAACATTATTGGAGGTTAAAGGGTGAACTTTTTGCAAGATGTAGCAAAGGAGATCGGAAATGAATACGCAGGACTTGTTAGTGATGGTATTGCAGCGGGAGATACCAGTGGTTTCATTGATACTGGCAGTTATATCTTTAACGCTCTGGTATCTGGCTCAATCTACGGTGGTGTCCCTGGAAATAAGATCACCGCTATTGCAGGAGAGTCGTCTACTGGCAAAACTTTCTTTTGCCTTGGGATTGTACAGCATTTTCTCGACAGTAATCCTGACGCAGGTGTAATTTATTTTGAATCTGAGTCTGCTATCTCTAGGCAGATGATTGAGGACAGAGGTATTGCATCTGACCGCATGATGATTGTTCCTGTGGCAACTATTGAACAGTTTCGTACTCAGTCTTGTCGTATCCTTGACAAGTATATGGAGCAGAAAGAGGAAGACCGACAACCTATGATGTTTGTCTTGGACTCTTTGGGTATGCTTTCTACAGAGAAAGAGATTGCCGATGTAGCAGCAGATAAGCAGGTCCGTGACATGACTAAGAGTCAATTGATTAAGGGTGCCTTCAGGGTGCTCACACTCAAACTAGGGAAGGCAAACGTGCCTATGCTGGTCACTAATCACACCTATGATGTGATTGGGTCTTATGTCCCCATGAAAGAAATGGGTGGTGGTAGTGGTCTCAAGTATGCATCTTCTACAATCATCTATCTGTCTAAGAAGAAAGAGAAGGATGGCACTGAGGTTGTTGGTAACATCATCAAATGTAAGGCACAGAAGTCACGTTTGACCAAAGAGAATAGTCAGATTGAAACCCGCCTATACTATGATCGTGGTCTTGACAGATACTATGGTCTACTAGAGTTAGGAGAGCGAGCAGGGATGTGGAAAAACGTTGCTGGTCGTTATGAAATGGACGGCAAGAAAGTCTATGCTAAGGCAATCTTGAAAGACCCCGATACATATTTTACTGCCGAAGTGATGCAGGCACTCGATGAAGCAGCAGCAGCGGAGTTTCGTTATGGCAGCTAAACTTGTAGATTATATTCGTCAATACGACAATGTTGTTGATGAATCATTATGCACCAGAATTATCAACCAGTTTAACGATTCAGATTTCATAAGAATCGACCAGGACAAACGTCCATCATTTTATGAATTGAACATCAGTAAATTGTATCTCGATAAAGTTCCTGAATGGAGAGACGTTCAAGAGTCCCTATCAAAGACCTTCATTGGTGTTGTCGAAAATTATATGAACAGTCTTGATATTGCTGTTGATTTTCCAGACAAGTATGCATTTGAAGAATTCCGTGCTAAGATGTATAGGAACAACGGATGCGATGAGTTTGCTGACCATGTTGACGTTGGAAACTACAATTCTGCTCGGAGATTTTTAGTTTTATTTCTTTATCTTAATGATGTCGTTGATGGTGGAGACACCAATTTTCCTGTTCTGCAACATTCGGTACAACCTAAACGAGGTTCTATACTAGTATTTCCTCCCACATGGCAGTATCGACACGCTGGACGACCTCCAATATCAGATAAAAAGTACATCCTCGGAACTTACTTACACTACGTTTAATGAACCTAGAAGCAACAATCCTTAGCAATCTCATATACAGTGAGAACTATGCACGAAAGGTTCTTCCTTTTTTAAAGTCAGATTACTTTACTGCCCGTGAGCATAAGATTATCTTTTTAGAGATACATGAATACATAAGTCAATATGATGCATGTCCCAGTCTCAACGCAATTGGTATAGAATGTCAGGAACGAACTGACCTCACTGAAGACCAGTTCAAAGAAATTATCCAGGTATTGAATGTCCTTTCCAATGATCCCGCAGAACACGATTGGCTCGTTGATACTACAGAAAAGTGGTGTCAAGAGCGTGCGATCTACCTATCTCTTATGGAGAGTGTCAAGATTGCTGACGGGCAAGATACCAAGAGGGACAAAGGCGCTATTCCTTCGATTCTTTCGGAAGCACTTGGAGTATCCTTTGACCAACATGTAGGACATGATTATGTTTCAGATGCACAGGAACGTTATGACTTCTACCATCGCAAAGAAGACAAAGTGCCATTTGACCTTTCGCTCTTTAACAAAATCACAAAGGGTGGTCTTCCTAACAAAACATTGAACATTGCACTTGCTGGCACAGGTGTTGGTAAGTCCTTGTTTATGTGTCACATGGCTGCTGCTTCCTTGCTTCAAGGTCGTAATGTTCTATACATCACATTAGAGATGGCAGAAGAAAAGATTGCAGAACGTATTGATGCTAATTTACTTAACGTCCCTATCCAACAACTAGGTGACCTCCCAAAGGTAATGTTTGAAAAGAAGATTGCAAATCTTTCTAAGAAGACACAAGGCAAGTTAATCATTAAAGAATACCCTACAGCATCTGCTCATGTTGGACATTTTAAGTCTCTTGTTTCTGATCTTGCTCTTAAGCGGAGCATTAAACCCGATATTATCTTTGTGGATTACCTTAATATCTGTGCTTCCCAGAGATATAAAGGGAGCATTGTCAACTCATACACCTACGTCAAAGCAATCGCAGAAGAACTTCGAGGCTTTGCTGTGGAGTGTAACGTTCCTATTATCAGTGCTACGCAAACCACTCGTTCAGGTTATGGTAGCACTGATGTTGACCTTACTGATACTAGTGAATCCTTTGGTCTCCCTGCTACTGCTGATCTTATGTTTGCCCTTATTAGTACGGAGGAGCTTGAGGGCATGAATCAAATCATGGTTAAGCAATTGAAGAATAGATATAATGATACCAATACATACAAGAGATTTTGTATAGGTATTGACAGGGCGAAGATGAGGTTGTATGATGTGGAGGAATCTGCACAAGACGACCTTGTTGATTCTGGGCAAGGAACCGAATCTCAACAGATTGATTTAGTTAAAAAGTTCACCTCAAAGAAAACATTTCAAGATCTAAAGTATGACTAAGCGAGTAAACACTGATGCCTATTTGGAGTTCGTCAATGAAGTCACGTCGCAACCATCGAAAGAGCACGAAGCATTCATTTATCGTATTCAAGAACTTCAAGGGCAAGACTTTCATGCCGAGCGATTGCTTACTGCTGCTGTAGGAGCATGTGCTGAGGCAGGTGAATTCACTGAGATTGTCAAGAAGATTGTCTTTCAGGGTAAACCTGTCAATGAAGAGAATATGTTTCATATGAAGCGTGAACTGGGTGACATTATGTGGTACATTGCACAAGCATGTATGGCACTGGATGTCAGTATTGATGAAGTTATTGCTATGAATGTAGACAAACTCAAGGCACGTTATCCTGGTGGTGAGTTTGATGTTCACTACTCTGAGAATCGTCAGGAAGGTGATGTCTGATGGACGGAGCAGTACACGCTTGGCATTCCATGAGTTACGTGGAGGGGTTCTTCTTCTCCGTCTGGATCTTAGGAATGTATTATGTCAAACTAAAAATGGATAAGAGGTTTGGACGATGAGTAAAAAGAAAAAATCAAAGGGCGAATGGTCCTACGAGAAAACATCCGAAACTGAAGAAGCACTTAAACGTTTACATGAAACAATTCGTATGCGTAAGTTGAAAGAACACGACGACAAAATGGGTTACGAAACAGGAGGAAAATGAATTTTACACAAGATGATCTTTGGAATCAGATTGCAACTCTCGGTTGGAATGTCAGAGATGACAACATTGTAATCGAGATTGGTGGTACACAGGTATCTGGTATCTACCAAGGTGAAGAGTACAACAAAAAGTGGTCAGCCCAATATGGGGATCGTAAGTATAACAACGATGCGTTCATTGTTATCAAGAATCTTTCGCGTACTCCGTTTGAGTCATCCAAACCTATGGATAGAGAACATAAACCCCCTCATTCAAATGAAACTGTTGAACCTCAAGACATTACTGTCAATATGGAAGGCGGTGTAGGTGGGTCCTGGGAAGTTAAACAAGAGTCATAATGAATTTTATAGAAGATTATCAAATAGTAAGTCAATCTAATTGCAATTTTATTATCGATTGGTTTGAAAACAATACTGATCGTCACAGGTCTGGCTGGGTTGGTGAATCCTTACAGGTAGATACTAGTGTAAAAGATTCCACTGATATTTCTATGGAAGCTGACGCCAGTTATTGCTCTGAGGTTAATGAGATTATTTTATCTTCTGTGGGATCTGCTGTAGAACTATACAAAGAAAAATATTATCATCTAGATGATCTTGGCACATGGGGATTTTATACTGGATATAACTTACAAAGATATTATCCAGGTCAAGGATATCCAAGAACTCACTGTGAGCAAGGTGGTTGTGGACCAGACTCTCCTCGTATGTTAGTTTGGACATTGTACTTAAACGATGTTACTGATAGGGGAGAAACTTTTTACCCCTATCAAAGACAAGCAGTTACTGCGAGAGCAGGAAAGGTGTGTTTGTTTCCTGCAGCATGGACACATATGCATCGGGGTATTATTAGTCCAACACAAACAAAATACATCGCTACGGGATGGTTTTACTATTACGATGTATAGTCTTTGGATTCACATACGAGCATTCGTTTCTGTTGTAGTGGTGAGTTGTGCTCACCCTGTCAACTGGGAGCAGTGTATTCGTGTGGACCAATGGTTATTGCCTGAGGTTGTCCAGGGATATAAACTCTGGACAGGACAGGAAAAAATCTATGAAAAAGAAAAGGATTATCTAAATAGTTTGGATGATTCCATAGAGTAAGATGGCAACTAACGCTAAAGAAACTGCCAAGCAGGAAAATGGTTCTAGGTATTTCTTTGAGTCGGTAATTGAGAGAGGTAAAGAACCTACTGATGCTGAAATGAAAAAAATATATGATGGGTTCGGTGCAGAATGGAGAATGACATATACAAAACAAACCGCAGCATTAAAAAAATATTTGGGTGGTAGTAAAGGGTATGAATATTCCAGAGACAATGGAATAATGCCTTACATTGAAGAAATTGCCAAGAAAGAATGTGGTGTATCTGTGAAGGACCGTTGGAATCCTATGGATATTGTTCTTGTTAAAAAGAGTTTGAAGAATGTTGTGCAAGGTACAATTCGTGAGTTAACAAATATTGATGGTATGTCTAAGGATGCCAAACTTACTCTCCTTAATGCTTATATGAGAGATGCTCTTAGAGAAAAAGTTTTGATCGGAGTTTCTCTAAAAGCAATTGCAGCAAAAAAGAAAACTGCATCTGCTGAAGTTGCAAATGCTGGTGGAGCAACTGGACAACCTGCTCAAATTGATGCGGTGAAAGGATCTTTAAAATGCACATTAACTCTAGGGAAGAAAAAGAATTACTTGTTTGATACAGGTGAACTTGGATTTGATATGCAAACTCAGAAGGGTGGACAAATCCATGGTCAATCTAGAAACTTTCAATACTCTAAAGAAAGAAATCTTGTACAGACCGACTTAACACCTAAGGGTAAAGATGCTGGTGCTAAGTTAGGTAAGGTATCGAGTGTTGCTTTGGATAAGTTTTTAGGTAGTTTGAGTCTTGAGCGTCCAACTTCAGCAGCAAAGCACCGTCACATTCCAGCTGTAGGTAAGTGGAATGATGCTGATAAAAAATATTGGATTAGTTTGTATAACAAGTTAAAGAATACTGGCGTTGATTTTGGTGAGGTTGCTGTATATGAAAACAATCAAAAGATTGCCGAGGGATTTGAATCGGTTTTAGACTATGCTATCAACTATGAAACTATAAAGGCAGATAGAAGTTCTGGTGGTAGATTTTCTTCCAAACTAATTGCTATGGAATGGGCACATATATGGGTGCAGATTGAAAAGAAAAAGAAGACTAGAGAATGGTGTACTTCTTTATATTATGGTGCTAAGAAAGAATTTGGAGACTCTAACGGACCCTTCCTCAAGATCTACTGACACCCTAAGAACTGTCACACCCCTTGTTGCGACTGCCTTCTGCTGTGCTATAATACATGTATAGACAAAGGACGAATGCCAAACAAACACCTTGAGCACCTAGAGGATTCCATCTTTGATGGTCGTCGTGTTGCCCTTGCTGCTGTCAAGCAAGCACTGACTGTCAAGAAGGTCAGTGTCAAGTGGGATGGTGCTCCTGCTATCGTGTTCGGAACTAACCCTGCCAATGGTCAGTTCTTTGTGGGCACCAAGTCTGTATTCAACAAAAAGAAAGTTCTAATCAACTACACCTATGAGGACATTGAGACGAATCATAAAGGCAACGTTGCAGATATCCTTCGTTTATGTCTGCGCTATCTTCCTCGTATCAGTGGTATTGTCCAAGCTGATTGGATCGGCGTCGGTGGTGGGTCTGTTTATTGTCCTAATACTGTGGAGTATAAATTTGCCACTCCGATTGCTCAACAAATTATTCTAGCACCACACACTTCATACACTGAGGTATCACCTACAGCAGAAGCAAGCATTGGTGTCACTTTACAATCTACTAATAGTGTTCGATTCATTGATACTAATGATGCAATTGTTGGCAAGTGGTCTGCAGTAAAACTTGTTGCTGAGATTGTTGCTCTGATTCCTTTCTGTAAGGTTGATAACAGTGCAGAACTCAAGAAGCATGTCAATACATTCATTCGTGCGGGTGAGATACCTAGTCCAGAATTATTGTTCAATGTCTTCAATGCTAAATATAAGGGTGAGGTTAATCTGACCACCTTTAAGGTGTGGCATAAAATCTTCCAACTGAAACAGCGTCTACTTGATGCGGTTGTGGCTAATGAAAATGTTGAATGTTTCATTGACGGTAATCCTTCTTCACATGAAGGGTTTGTTATTCCTTCTAGCAACCCATACAAACTTGTAGATAGACTGACTTTTAGTAAAGCAAACTTTAATCTTAGTAAGAATTGGTAGAATGAAAAGTTTTAGTGCTTTCCTAACTGAAGCCGAAAAGTCATTTGCTGCAAAGTCAGCAGAAAAATTAAAACTTAAGCATGTAGGTTACGGTAGGTATGCTGACCCGAGAGGGAATGTAACCCACATGTCTAAGGATGGAAAATTAGTAAGAGTAGACCCTAAGGATATAGAAACCCCCACCCAAGCCAATGGAGAAGAAGAAACTGGAGATGGCTCGGGTAAGGTCGATCAAGGCACAATATCTATTACATTTGGAAGATTTAATCCACCAACTATCGGTCATGAAAAACTTCTAGACAAAGTATCTAGAGAGGCAAAGACAAGTGGAGGAGAGTATAGAATATACCCCTCAAGGTCGGAGGATCCTAAGAAGAATCCCCTTGACGCAGGGACTAAAATTAAATATATGCGGCAAGCATATCCAGATCACGCGAATGCGATTGTTGACAATGGGGACATGCGTACTATTTTTGACGTTCTGTCCTCCCTCGATGCTGACGGGTATAGTTCAGTTACTATTGTTGTGGGAGGTGACAGGGTTAGCGAGTTCAACAGTCTTGCACAGAAATACAATGGGGAAGCATATACATTTGAAGAAATAAATGTAGTATCTGCAGGTGATAGAGACCCTGATGCTGAAGGTGTAGAGGGAATGTCTGCATCTAAGATGCGTAAAGCAGCAGCAGAAGATGATTATGATAACTTTAGTAAAGGTGTTCCAAAAGGTCTTGGCAAAGAAGGTTCTGAGAAGTTATACTTGACACTACGTCAAGCAATGCAAGTAGAAGAGTTTAATGATTTTGCTGAAGCATCTTATGAACTTCATGAGATTGCTCCTAGACTAGATCCCAAAGGACTTCGCGAAGCATATTTTGGCAATGTTTTATTTGAAGTAGGAAACTTTGTAGAAAATGTCAACACTGGGGTCATTGGTAAGGTTGTTAGTCGTGGTAGCAATTATGTCATCTATGTTAATGAGCATGATAATATTTTCAGGTCCTGGTTAAGGGACTTGGTTGAGCGTAATGATATTAAGTTTTTCAATTTTACACCTGCTGGAGAAATGGGTACAGATGAACTTACTAACTATATGAAAAAACTTACTCCAGGTGAATTCATTAAGAAGATAAATAAAAAGGACAAGGACGCAAAGTAACATGTATTCAAACGACCTTCCTGATATGTCTGAGGCACTCAGACAAGTATACGAAAAGAAAAATAACGATGGCAATCTTGCTAATAATGCTGTCCCCTACGACAAAGTAACCAAGGCAGACATTATTGTTGGTGCTAAGGGGAAGGACGAGCAAGGCGGAAAGAAGAAACCCAAAGGGCATGACTGCGCCAAACTTGTTAAGTATGAAGGTAAAGAATATACTGTCATTCCTGAAGCACATACCCTGCTGGAAGACGGTACAGTAACTCATTACGATATTGAAGATGGTGAGTATATCTACGAGAACGTCCCTGTCGGAGATCTTGAGATTCTAGAGGAAGGTCATCACGAGCACTTCGCCAACTACGCTAAGAACGCTGAGGTTCTTGGTGAAAAACAAGCATTTGCATTCTCAGAAGCAGACTTTGCTGAGTTAGAAACTCTTGGAGAAGAGATTGATTCACTGACCGATGAGCAACTCATTGATGTCATGGAAGAAATCATTCTTGAGATGGCACAAGATGACCAAGACTTGATTGAAATCTGTGAGCATCTTGAGAGTGTTGAGGTTCTGTCTGAAGAGAAGACTAAGCAACTTGAACTCAAGTTACAACCTTCCCGTATGGATCGTCTGAAGGGTGCTGCTAAGAAAGCAGGTGAAAAGGTTGGTGCTGCTGCTAAGAAAGTAGGTAATGTTGCCAAGAAAGTAGGCAAGTCTGCTGCTGATAATGCTGGCAAGGCAGTAGGAACATTCCAAGGTTCTAGAGAAGCAGCACGTATCAAAGCAAAACGTGCATCGATGGAGAAAACTCCTGCCAAGTCCAAGTCATCTAGCGATGATGGTACTGGTGGTAAGTTGGATGGTGTTTTAGACAGCATCAGAAAGTCTAAAGGTACAAGTTCTAGCAGCAGTTCCGACAGCGGTTCTTCTTCTAGTGGTGGCGGGGAAAGAGATGCAGGTTCTGAGGCACGTCAGCGTCTCACTTCCAAGAAGAAAGGTCCTGGTCTTCTGAGAAGAGCAGCAGGTGCTGTTGGTAGAGGTCTGAAGAAGGCAGTTGGTAAGACTGCTCGTGCAGTATCAAGTGGCAGCGGCAAACTTGCTTCACGTCTTGGTGAAGATTATGACCAGATTGCACACTTGTATGAGTCTGGACTCTTCTCTATCGAAGAGATTGAGAATGTAATCGAAGAAGGTTACAAGGCACTACCCAAGAACAAAATGTTCCGTAAGGCAGGTAACTTAGGTCGTGAGGTTGTAAGTCCTTCTACTACTGATGCAAAGCGTCAGAAGTCATATGATCGTTCTAAGAAAATCGTCAAGGTTATGAACAAGGAAACTGAAAAGCAAGAAAGGGGTGAGAAGTAATGTTAAGTTTTAGAGCACTATCTGAAAAGAAAACTAAGGTTAAGATTAATCCTAAACAATCGGAAGTCACTGAGTGCTGCGAAAAGACAGGAGAGAAAGAATGTAAATGTGAGAAAACACCTGCACAAAAATCAGTTGCAGGTAAAGGTAAAGGTAAAGCATGTCCTAAGTGTGATGGCGAAGGATGTAAGCATTGCGGCGGCAAAGGTTACATGGATAGTGAATCCGAAGGTGCCGACATGAGCGAAGCGAAAAAGAAAGACGATTCTTATCTGGAGGTGGACCCCAAGAAGCGTCAAAAAAATAATGAGAAAGCTCGTAAAGAGATGGACAAAGTTCCATCCCAGAAAAATCCCCACTTTGAATCTACAGGAGACCAAGCGTATGGCAGTCAAGAAGAAGTTTCAGAAGAAAGCACAGAAGAAGTCGCAGAAACTGAAAATAAATTCTTGACATTCGGACAATTTGACGAACTCTATAAGGGTAAGCACGGTCAGACCGAGAAGCAGTATCAGGATTCCCGTTCTGATGCAGGCAAGATGGTCTCTGGCGACTCTAAGATGAGTGGATCCAAGTATGCTCAGGGTAGGAGAACTGGTAGTGATGCTGGTCCTCAACCTGCTGGTGGGTCTAAGAAACCTGCAAGTCAGGGTAAGATGGACAGTGGCAGTCGCACTGATTTAGTCTTCCGTAAAGCAGCACTCAAGAAGAAAGCAGCAGCGAAGAATGAAGAAGTTGTTAATGAAGAAGGTGCAGATTCACTGAAGGATCGTCGCATGGAGCGTGGTGGTGTTGGTGGTAACCAACGTTACAACAAACCAGTCAGTAACACACCCAATACATTTGGAAAGAAAAAACCAAAGTATGATGGTATGTCTGCCGTCGAAAAAGTGAAGGCAAGTATCGAGAAGCAGTATGGTAAAGGTGCCATCATGGACACCAAAAAGAAGAAGTAAGCATATATAGATTAGCACCCACTAAGTACTAATCATGTTATCTTTTCTATTACCATTAGCATCAAAAATTATTAATGATGCTGTTTCTAAGCTTCCCGATGACGAGGAACTTGGTGAGAAACTAGTCGAGATTTGTATTGTCATCCTTAAGAAAGCAGTCACTTTGACTAAGACTGATATGGATGACAAACTTCTTGCAGTTGTTGAACAAGCAATTAACAATCGCGAAGCATGAGAACCATCAGGGGACTTGAGTCCCCTTTTTTTATAAATAAATATATTAGGAATTAATACGGAGTAACCCATGTCTCTTTACGGGAGAACTGATAGCAACGCAAATAAGACTCAAGCAGGACTCGCCCGTGGTAACGGCAGTGGCTCTGTTTCTGAAACTGTTATTTTTGTTGACGCTGCTGAAGCAGTATTGAACGAGAATGCTTCTCGTGGTATCACTGGTCCTGGTTGGTGGGCATATAAGACCTACACCGATAGCTCTGGTAATACTCGTCACAAGGCAGAATGTCTTGCTTTCATCAGCAACCCTGATGGTACTGAGTCACAAGCAGATGACACGATTGCAGCAGACGTTGCATCGGCAGTAACTATCTCTGCTCAACCTGCAGCATCTACTAGTTCTTCTGGTGCTGGTACGTTCACTCTTAGCACTTCTACTACAGGAACACCTGGTGCTCTTGCTTATGTCTGGCAACGTCAGACCGCAGCAGCAACAACCCGTTGGGTTAACATTGCAGCAGATACTGACACTGGTGTAACCTATGCAGACTTCACTACTGCGACTCTGGCATACAGCAGTCTCGGTGATGATTCACTTGACGGTTATAAGTATCGTGTCAAGATTACATCTGCAGGTGGTACTGAGGAAGTCATCTCTGATGGCGCAGCAACATTAACCTTCGGCAGTTGATAAATGAAATTTGACGAACTGAATGAGTCTAACTATATTCTGTTCGCCATAAAACATTATGAGAATCCTCAATCGGTAACGAAAGAGGATTTTGATGAGGATATGAAACGCTTCAAATACTTGAAGCGCCTCCTTAAAAGATACTTGAGGACAAATGTGTTAAGGACGCATTTGATAATCAATCATTTAATTATTTTGTATAATGTTTTTGGTGAAGCTGCTACTCCTCTTTTATTTTTTAAACTAGAAAGGGAATGTTGGAGTTTGACAAAAACCCTACTTATATTTTTGAATAAATATCCTGTAGGAATGTTACCCGATTTAGATTTGGACGACGACGTAAAAAAAGAACTGGATAAACTATGACTGTAATGACTGCTGGTACTGGTGGATTTAGTGGAGACGCTGCTGCGAAAGGTCCTAATGCAGGTTACGATCCTGTCTTAAAATTTCGTGGTAAATTAAAAAAGAGTAAGGATGATAAGAAACTTGTGATGCCTGGTAATAAGTTAGGCGAATCCAAGGAGAATCCTACGATGCCATCTAGATTACTTCAATATAAGGTAACCATTCCTGAGGTTGGAGAGACTGTTATCTATGCTTCATCTCCTGCTGAGTTGACACAGAAGATGCGTCTCCTTATCAATCCTCGTTATAGGGGCGATGTTAAGATTGAAAGGATTATGCCTGGTGAGGCAGCTAAGTTCTTTATGAACAAGCGTATGAATCACCTGCGTAATGTTAAAGAGCAAGCAGATAAGCAAATGCAGATGCAGATGACTCAACAGCAAGTTGGTCTTGAACAAAAGAAATCTGCTCAAAAGATTGCTCAAATCAAAAAAGAATTACAAAAGAAAACTGCTGCATTAAAACTCAAGTCACGAGTTGGCGGCGCACAAGCAACTGTAGATAGGTAGCTATGGATTCTGAACTTAACACAGCACTATATGAAAGGTTAGAAAGAGTTGTAAACATCCTACAAGACAACTCTATACAAATGGGCAAACTTCTTGCAGTCCATAATGAAAAATTAGATAAGCAAGATAAAGTTGATGCAATTCTGTTTGAAAAGTTAGACAGATTGTCTTCAGATCTTAACAGAGAAACTAATGCGATTAAGAAGGGGTGTGAAAGAGACATCCGTCTTATCGATGATAGACTTAGACTCTTAGAAAAGAAGATGTGGAGTATTGCAGGGGCATTGGCAATGATTAGTATCATGATTTCCCCAATCGGTCAAAGACTTGTGCAAGGGGTATTGACACCACCATCAGTAGAGAGTAGAATGTAGGGACTAGCAGTCCAACGTATTGTCTAATTTTGTTGATGTTCAATATGTGAATCTCCTGTCGGCAAGACTGGATAAATTTGCTAAAAAGAAAGAGCACCTTTACAACTTTCGGTGTCCCTATTGTGGTGACTCTCAGAAGCATCGTAATAAGGCAAGAGGATACTTCTTTCGTATTAAGACTGATATGGTCTTCAAGTGTCATAACTGTGGCGTAGGAAGGACGCTACCAAATTTTCTAAAGGACAATGCTCCAGACCTTTATGACCAATATATCATGGAGAGGTATAAGAATAGTACGACGGGTAAAGGTTCGTATGTTCCTAAACCAAAACCTGCAATCTTTGATAAACCGAAGTTCAAGAAAAAGGGAGAACTTCAAAGTATCGAAGAACTAAATAGAGGACACCCCGCAGTCGGATATCTTCTCGGTCGTCAAATACCTGAAAGAAATTTTGGAGATTTGTTCTATACTGATAAGTTTTTTACTTGGGTCAACACTCAAAAACCAACGTTCAAAGATGTCAAAAAGGATCAACCAAGAATCATTATCCCTTTCATTGACACCAACGGCGAATGGTTTGGATTCCAGGGAAGGTCACTAGATTTAACTGATAAGTTGCGGTATATAACTATCATGTTGGACGAGTCTAGAACTAAAGTCTTTGGTCTTAATCGTCTGGATTTTAACAAGACGATTTACATTACAGAAGGTCCCCTTGATAGTTTCTATATTGACAATGCAATTGCAATGGCAGGAGCAGATGTTGATTGGAATATCTTACGTGACAAAGATGTTGTCTTTGTGTATGATAATGAATGTCGCAACAAAGAAATTATTGACAGGATGTCTAAAGTAATTGACAGAGGTTATGAGATTGTCATCTGGCCATCAAACCTAGAAGACAAAGATTTAAATGACATGTTTATCGCTGGACATGACGTACAATCTCTGGTAGAATTCAACACTTACAGCGGTCTACAAGCACAGATTAAACTAAGCGAATGGAAAAAGGTATGAAGGAAGTTCATGTAGTCAAAAGAGATGGGGTGAGTGAACCTCTCAATCTTGATAAAATTCATGTGATGGTTGAACACGCTTGTAATGGTCTTGCAGGCGTATCTGAGAGTCAGGTTGAGATGAATGCAAACCTGCAGTTCTTTGATGGCATCAAGACTTCTGATATTCAGGAGATTCTTATTCGTTCTGCTAATGACCTTATTAGTTTAGACGCACCAAACTATCAATTTGTTGCAGCACGATTACTTCTATTTTCTCTAAGGAAAGCAGTATATAATGGTCACCCTGATGGACATCCTCCTTTAAAGGAGCATGTAGAGAAGTGTATTGAGAAAAAAATCTATGATTCAAGTATTCTGAAAAAGTTTACTGATGAAGAATGGGATATTCTTACTGATTACATTGACCATGGACGTGATTTCTTGTTCACATATGCTGGCATTCGTCAGGTTGTAGATAAATACCTAGTGCAGGATCGTAGCACTGGGACAGTTTTTGAAACTCCCCAGTACATGTATATGATGATTGCTGCTACGTTGTTTCAGGATGACGATAAGTTTTATAGATTAGAATATATCAAGAAGTATTATGACGCAATCTCGAAGCACCGAATCAACATCCCCACACCTGTCATGGCAGGAGTACGAACTCCGCTTCGACAGTTTG